CTCCGAACCCGCAAACCGGTCAACACCATCTACGGCTGCATCTGCCCCAACTGCCGGCACAAATGCATCCTCCACGTCGACGGCAAAAACCTCAAAAAAGCCATCCGCCTCTGGAACCACCACGCCAGCCACCATCAAAGGAACGAACAATGAGAAACACCATCTGCGCCACACTTACCGCCATCACACTCACCCTCTGCACCGTTCTCGCGGGATGCGGGAGCGCGTCGGAGCCTTCCACGCCAGCGCATGCGGTCAGGTCCATCGACTCGCAATGCACCGATGGAGGCACCGCCCATGGTTTCCACGAGTGCGCCATCACGTTGTCCGATACACGAAAGGTGGACTGCATCGTCTACGCATGGGGAAAGCAAGGCGGCCTGTCCTGCGACTGGAGACATGTGAGCGGAGCCGACAGGGAACCGGATCGATGAGCTACCAGGAAATCCATGAGCTGTTCGTCATCTGCGACGAGTGCCACACAAGCCTTTCCGTCTATGATGCGCTCGCCGAGGACGCCGACAACGAGGCCGCCGACCACGGCTGGCAATGCGACGAGCTCCAAGGCAGGCACTACTGCCCGCTCCACTGGCACGTCGAATGCCATGACTGCGACATCACCGACAGTGGAGCGCCGGACGAACTGGAAGCCGCAGGATGGCACATCGACCGAGATTGCCCCAACGACAGCCTCTGTCCGAACCACCACCATCTCTCATGCCGCGAATGCCGCAAGTGGGACGTCGGACCGCTGCACCGGCTCGAATACGAGGGATGGCAGCTCAACTCCACCGACCCCAACGACAGCCTCTGCCCCGAATGCGTCAAAGCCAAGGAGGGAACAAAATGAGAAACAGCGACGCAGACATCGCCATCAATACGCTCAACAAACTCATTGCCCATGAGCTCGAGGCCGCGAGCGCCAGTCAGAGGAGAGGTGACAGGACTCTTTATGAGAGCGCGGCGATTAGGTATCACGCCTATCTCGACGCCAGGGACAAGATTTGGGAGGTGTGCGCCGATTGCATGTGGCGTCTCAAGTTCCGGCCGGTCAGAACCATCTCGCTGGACCTTTACCGTCGGTTCGAGCAGTGGCTGGATCGACGGAAGGAGGAGCAGTGAGAGACATAAGGCGGGGCAATCGGCGTTCGCCGCACGCGTGCCGCAGCGCGTCCGGGATATTCGTCTGCGCATCCAACGGCATCGGCCCGGCACAATACGGCGACGTCAGCCTGCGCAGGATAGAGCGTTGCGTCGTCTGCGGCAGATGGTGGAAGCCGCGCGCCGCGTCCCCGCTCCTGACCATCTGGACCGAAATCCCCGGATGGGTCGTATTCCTGCTCAGGCACAAGACCTGGAAGACCATGCGCAATCGGAAGGAAAGGCAATCATGATAAAAGCGCAATACACGAAACGAAACCACATGCTCAGCATCATCGACACCAACTGCACGCGCACGCCGACCGTGAGCGCCAAGACCGGATGCGTCGACATCATCTTCGAGGACGACGAGACCGCCATGGCCGTGCGGGACGCCATCACAGCCGAACATCCGTTCGAACCGAAAGACCAGCCGGCGAGCGCCGACGGTCCGGACATGTCGGATGTGCGTGGCCTGTTCGGCGAATTGCAGGACGATCTCGCGGAGGCGACGTATATCGACCTGTTGAACCATCGGGGCGACATGGGCGACCTGCAGTTCTATATCGGGCGTATGGACGCGTTCTCCACGGCGCTCGCATGCTGCAGGCAGTGGCTTCTGAAATCGTCGAAGCGGCCACAGGATGCCGGGCGGGAGGATAAGGCGGTGAGCGGCGCGGACGACCCTGCCGGGCAGGACGATCGCCGGCTGGAGCTCGCACGCGCGTGGGAGGCCGGATATTCCGCCGGATGGACCGACCAGCAGTGCGACTTCCCACCGCACACGGCCGACAATCCATTCAAGGAGCGCCAATGAGGAAATCCACCGAAAAGGACATCATCCGATGGCACGCCAACGGCATCACGGCCGAGGAGATCCACCGCATCCTGCCGCAATTCACCGTCGACGAGATCCGGGCAGTCATCCTCAACCACAGTCATACCGATGATGGCGCTCGCCGACGGTAGAATCTAAGGGAACATCCGTTCGAATCTAAGGAAGCCATGAGAACCAGCGCGCCATGTCCGAACTGCGGTAGTCCAGTCCCGTCGGGTTGGACGGTCTGTCCGTCCTGCCTGCACGGATACATCGAGGACATTGGCTCGCTGGCCCATGTGATTCCGGCGTTGCGCGCGCTGGCGGATCGTGCCGCGCATATCGGGGCTCGGACGCATTCTCCGTCGCGTGGCGTGGCTCCTTTGCCGATCAGCGTGCATTGGCAGGGGCAGTGGGAGCGTGCCGCGCGTCTCATGCTGGAGGTTGCCTCGACTGTCGACATCCGTTATGGTCTGCTCAGGCCGGAGGCGTGGCGCAGGGCGTGGCGCAAGGCCATTTCCAGCCGCAATGCTCTGGCGGCCAGTGGCAGGACGCCGGACCTTATGCTCGACCTGCGTGCCACGCTCGTGGATCTCGACGGCATGATGTGCGAGCGTGATCCGCGTGTCACCGTGGTGGAGTGCCCGGAGTGCGGGCAGAAGGTCGCGGCGCCGTTCGGCATGAGGGCGGGTGACTGTCCTGGCTGTGGCGTGCGGTTGGATCTCGCGTCGCTGGTCGAGGAGCATGAGCGGGACGCACGGTCGCGCACCGTCGACGGCACTCCGGCGCAGTTGGCGTCGTGGCTGTCCGGTGCGATCGGACGGCATGTGTCCCGCAAGCAGGTCGAATGGCTGCTCAGGTCGGGCAGGTTGCATGGCTGCTCTCGTCTCGGCTCGGGCGTGTGGCGTGTGACGGCCGGCGAGTTGCTGGATGCGGCGGCGGGATTGGACTGACCGCGACACGCCGAACGTTTGTTCGAAGTCCTCTCGCCGTTTAATGTGTATGGTGAGCGCGAACTGTGGAACGAGGTTCCGCGCGTTCGTGTCTTTTCGTGATTCTGGAGGCCGCCGGGCGTATGACGGGCGGCCTTCCTGCTTCGGTAGGCTCAGTGGTAGAGCCGCAGGGGCGCGCATGATCGGGTGGCCCGTCCGCCCAGGTTTCTTCTTTTTCGCATGCCAGCGCGCCGTCTGTGGGTCGTGGGTTCGACTCCCACCCGAAGCTCCCATGGATGGAGGCCGCTTATGTGGAAGGTGTGCTCCACTCCCGGCTGTCCCGACCTGGTCTCCTCCGGCTCCCTGTGCGACAAGTGCAGGAAGGCCAAGGACAAGCGCCGGACGCGCGCCCGCAATCCGTACACGCTCAAAGCGCACCGGCTGGCACGAGCCAGAGTGCTGGCACGGGACCCTCGATGCGTCTGCCCCGGCGACGGACCGGGCGGATGCGGACGCCACCACGGACTGTGCGGCGCCCCCAGCACCATAGCCGACCATTGGCCGCTCGAACGCACCGAGCTCGTCGAAGCCGGACTCGACCCCAACGACCCGGCGCGCATGCGTGGAATCTGCAAGCGTTGCCACGACAGCAAGACCGGAAGAACAAAACCTTCAGGCTTCAACGACCGAAGCCAAACGTGAACTTTCAAACCTTCGACGCCATGTTCCATGCGACGTCGAACCCGTCGAAGCCGCGCGTCGCGCGACGCGAACGCCGCACGAAGACGAAAACGAAAGAGTCCGACTCTTTTTCTTTTCCGCCGCACGGCCAGCCGCGACAGCGAGCGCCGAATAGTGTGAATCGTTGGAATTCCAACGGAATCGACCTGTGGAAATAGACCGGGGGTACCCCCCTGACGGGTTGGTGGCCCGAACCGCCGGAGAGCTGTCTCCGAGGTGCGGAGGGTTCAAAAGTTTCAGAGGGGGCCGGGCGAAAGGCCCGGCCGCCCACAGCGAAGGAACGGCGCAAGGCCGTCCGACGATGGAGGAAGCATGCCAAGAGGAGGAAAACGCGTCAGATCCGGTCCGATGCCCGATCCGTCGAGCGGAGCGAGCGAACGCAGAGGCTACACTCTGCGCAGCCTGCCCAACACCGAATACAAGGGGAGGCCGCCGAAGTTCCCGCTACCACCGTATGTGCTTCGCTATTTCGACAAGGAGTCGCAGGAATGGGTCGAGGATACCGCCGGTTCAGAGTCCTGGAACGAGCGCGAGGCCGAACTATGGAAACAGCTGTGGCGTCTGCCGCAGGCGCGCGCGTGGAAACAGCCGCAGCTGAAGTATCTGCATTATCAAATCGCCTCGTACACGCGTGAATGCGTGATTTGCGAGAGCTCATTGGCGAAGGCCGCGGACGTGGCCGTGAAGATCAGGCTCGAGGACCGCATCGGCCTGTCCGAGGCCGGATTGCAGGCGCTCGGCTGGAAGATCTCCGAGGACAACGTCGACATGGCCGCCCACGAGGTGCCCGCCACGGACGCCGAAGCCGCCGAGAGCGGCATGGACACCAAGATCGTCCAGTTCCCACGACGCCTGAGGGCGTGACATGGCCGACGATTGGATCATCGACTTCCCGACATTGGCCGACCTGCAGGACGCGTGGGTGCGGAGGCATGTGCGCCAGCCAGACGGCATCCTCCGCGGCAAGCCCTTCTGCTGGTCCGATTGGCAATTTTGGTACGCCGCGCACCGTTGGCGTGTGCGCGAGGACGCGGAATTCGTGCCTCCCGAGGAGGTCACGGTAGACAATCCGCTCGTCCTCAACCAGGCCTTCCAATACCGCCTGACCGGCTGCATCGGACCGCAGAAGACCGGCAAGGGGCCGACCGAGGCCTCATGCGCCATCCTCGAGGCATGCGGACCCGTCGTGTTCGCTGGCTGGGCGAAGCCAGGCGACGTGTACCGCTGCTCCGACAATGGCTGCCCCTGCGGATGGGTCTACCACTACAACGCGGGTGAGCCGAAGGGCATGCGACACCCGTCGCCCCTCATCCAGCTGACCGCGAATTCCGAGGACCAGGTGCGCAACGCCTACCGTCCACTCGTCGCGATGATCCGGCTCGGGCCGTTGAAGCAGCTGCTCAAGGTGCGCGAGGGTTTCATTCGCATCCTGCGCCCCGGAATCAACTTGGACGATGACGATCTGGACCTCGACCGCATCGACGTGGTGACCGCGTCGGCCACCAGCCGTCTGGGCAACCCGATCTCGGACGCGGAACAGGACGAGGCCGGTTTGTATACCAAGTCGAACGGCATGCTCGACGTGGCCGACACCCAACGGCGCGGCGCCGCCGGCATGGGCGGCAGGACGCACTTCTGGACCAACGCATACGACCCCGGCGAGAACAGTTACGCGCAACAGCAGTTCGAGACATCGGCATCGGATGTGTGGATCTTCTACCGCAACCCGGATTTAAACCCGGACCTGCGGCACAAGGATGGCACGCCATACAGCTTCAACAACCGTCGCGAACGCCGCAAGATCCTCGAATGGGTGTACGCCGGCAGCCCATGGGTGCCCTTGGACTCCGTCGAGGCGGAGGCCGAGGCCCTCATGGAGAAGGACCCAGCTCAGGCGGAACGCTTCTTTGGCAACCGCATGGTGCAGGGCGGCGGCGCATGGCTCGAGGACGGACTTTGGGAGAGCTGCTATGCGGGACAATAGACCACTCAACAAATCAAGGATGCGGACGATGAGGCAATACAATCTTCCTCTGCTGCAAAAGGTGCAGACGGTTGGCCGATACGACATGCCAATGCTTGCAAAACAGGACGTCACCCCCCCTGACACGTTGATGGGCTTCAATTACGCGACCGGCAAAAAGACAGTCAAACATTGCGGAATCCATTTCTTCATCGACGACTACCAATTCCAGCGAGTCTGGAGCCATCCGGACAGATACATCGCACCGCTCAAACGCTTCCAATGCGTGCTGACACCCGATTTCAGCACATACATGGACATGCCGGAAGCGATGAAGATCTGGAACGTCTTCCGAAGCCGTCTGATCGGAGCATACTGGCAGGCCTGCGGACTGAAAGTCATCCCAACACTTCAATGGGCGGGCCCAGAGTCATTCCCGTACTGCTTTTCAGGCATTCCAAACAACTCCACCGTCGCGGTAAGCACGGTCGGAGTGAACGACAATCCGACGGCAGAACTCTATTGGCGGCTCGGCATGCGATGCGCGATCGACAGGCTCGCACCGGAAAAGATTCTCCTCTACGGAGATGCCATCCCGTTCGACTTCGGTGGCATCGAAGTGGTCACATACAAAAACAGCAATGCAGAAAGGATGCGGAAATGGGCGGAAGAGGATCAAGCTCGGGCGCAGGCCGCGGCGGACATGGCGGCGGAGGGGGAGGCTCTTCCTCTGACCTTTCATCCATGAGCGACACGGATCTCACCAAGATGATGCGCGACGCGGGAAACCGCATGGACGCCGCATCGGAAATCATGCAGAGAACTGCGCACGGAGCCACGCAATACAACCAGCGCATGCCGGAAAGCGTCTTTCCGGAGGCAACCAAGGCGAACTACGACAAATACCGAACAGCCTCCAAGGCATTCCGCACCGCCAGGGCACAGCGCGACAGAATCTCCGACGAACAGATCCGACGCCAACCAAAATCAAGCGGCACAAGCCGCGCATTCGTCAATTCCTTCGGCGAAGCGACGACAAGGGAGATCACAAACCAGAACTACCAGCGCTCGCAGAAGAGTTTGTCAAAATCGGTCTTGAGGAACATGGGATACTAGCGTGTTCGAGCATGAGCTTTGGCTCGAGAACCCGCCGAAAGGCACCGAGGTGTGCCTCGGCTTCGACGGCTCCGAGAACGACGATTGGACGTGCATCAAGGCCGAGACCCGCGACGGCTTCATCTTCACGCCACGCTATGGCGAGGACCGGCGCCCCACCATCTGGAACCCGAAGACATGGGGCGGCAGGATTCCGCGTAGCGAGGTCAACGCCGCCATGGACGAACTCAACGACCGGTACAAGGTGATCCGCGCCTACTGCGACCCCGGATTCCGCGACGAGGTGTCTTGGGAGTCGCAGATCGAGGCATGGGACACGAGATACGGTCCCAAGAAATTCATTCCCTGGGCGATGAGCGGCTCCAGTCGCATCACCGCCGTCTGGGAGGCGCTGAAACGCTTCGAATCCGACCTGCAGCATCACGTCATCACCCAGGACGGCTGTCCGATCACCATCACGCACATGCGCAACGCAAGACGCTTCGCCAAGTCCGGCGAACGATACGGACTCGGCAAACCGAAACAGACAAGGAAAATCGACGCGGCTGTAACCAGCGTGCTCGCACACGAGGCGGCATGCGACGCCCGCGCCGCCGGCTGGGGCAGGAAACGCAAGGCATACCTGCTGACCGGCTCGACAACAAGGGGATTCTGAATGATTCGCACCGCCGAGGACGTGAACCGCATGGCGAACCTGCTCGCCATGAAGATAGAGCAGCGCCGCCCTGACATCAGGAAGCACACGGACTACGTGCGAGGCAAGCGCGGAACCCTGAAATTCGCGTCCGACGAATTTAAACGCTACATGTCGGATAGGTTTTCCGGTTTCGCCGACAACTGGTGCCTGCCGGTCGCGCAGGCGCCCGTCGAACGCATCCACTTCCGAGGCTTCATCCCCTACGGGGACGTCGAACTCGACTCGCACGTGATGCGCGTGTGGGAGCGCAACGACTGCGACCGCAAACTGCAGGAGACGGCGCTCATGATGACCACGACCGGTCGAGCGTTCGGCCTGGTCACCTCGATGCCGGACGGCAGGGCGCGCATCAGCTTCGAACACCCCGACAGCGCGGCCGTCCATTACGATCCGATCACCGGCGAGGTCGACGCCGGCCTCCTGGTCAGATACGACGAGGAGCACGAATTCGGCACGCTGCTGCTGCCCGACGTGGTCTTCGACGTGGTCCGAGTCCGCGCGGGCGGCGACGACGAACGCGACCGCCTCCCACCGGGTGTCGAGGGATGGATGTTCCTGCCGGACTCCGCACGCCCGAACCCGCTCGGCCGCGTCCCGCTGGTCGAATTCCGCAACCAGATGCTCCTGGACAACCTGCCCATCAGCGACGTCGAGCAGGTCGAATCCATGCAGGACGCCGTCAACGTCTGCTGGGCCTACACGCTCAACGCATTGGACTTTGCGTCCATGCCCGCGAGGGTCATCCTCGGCGGTGACAGCCTGTCCGAACCGGTCTTCGACAAGGCCACCGGAGAACAGGTCGGCGAACGCCCCGTGAACCTCGACAAGCAGGTCATGGAGCGCATCATGCAGATCACCGGTGACAACGTGTCGATTGGCGAATGGACCGCCAGCAACCTGCAGGCCTTCCTTCCGATCATCCAGAAGGCCGTCGAGCACATCGCCGCCGAGACGCGCACACCCGGACATTATCTGCTGACCAACGCCGAGGTGCCCGCAACCGGCTACGAGGTCGCCGAAGCCGGCCTCGTGTCGAAGACGCTGGAGCGAATCAGCTTCATGCGCCAGCCGGTGCGTGAGCTGTGCGAGATGGCCATGACGCTCGAGGACGACGAGGAATCCGCACGCATCCTCGAGGACTCCAAGGTCGTGTTCGCCACGCCGCAATACCGCAGCGAGGCCCTCATGGCCGACGCGATGCTCAAATACAAGCAGCTCGGCTACCCGCTGCAGTGGATAGCCGAACAGATGGGCCAGAGCCCCGAGGACATCAAGCGCATCATGCGCATGATCGACGAGGAGAACAGCGACCCGGAGATGGCCGAGATAGCGCGAACCCTGCAGGTCGGAGGTGCATCTGATGACGGTGACGATGGACAGCCTGTCGGACAGCCGCAGCACGCTGGCCAGGCTCTGTCTGCTGGCAGTGAGGGCGGCCGACAAGACGTGGAAGGGCGTGGATCCGAGACGGGTGCGTGACAGCTGGCGCCAGTCCAACACGGATTTCCTCGCCCTCTTCGCCACACTGCAGGCCCGAGCCGCCGCGGACGCCATGGACGCGTCCACGCTGATGCTCGCCGAACAAGGCGACTACGTCCAGCCCGACGGCATCGCCAACCCGCTCGCCTACGGCGCGGGATACGCGCCGAGCGGCATCGACCTCGACTCCTACTTCGACATTCCCGTCACCCATACCCTGACCGCCATCAAAAGCGGTCTCGACCTGTCCGACGCCCTGCAGGCCGGACGCCGCACCCTCCGCCAGATGGCCATGCAGGCCCTCGAGGACACGTCGGTCAGCGCCATGGGCGTCAGCATCACCCAACGCGCAGGCGTCGGCTACGTGCGCGTCGAATCACCCGACTGCTGTCCCAGATGCGCCATCCTCGCCGGAAAATACTACCGGCACAACCAAGGCTTCCTCCGCCACCCGAAATGCCACGGACGCAACATCCCCTGCAAAGGCAAGGACAAAGCCGCCAAACAAGGATGGATCACCAACCCCATGGACCGATTCAATGCCATGGGCGAGGAGGAGCAGGACCGGATCTTCGGCCACGCCTACGCACAGGCAATCAGAGACGGCGCCGACATCTATCAGGTCGTCAACGCCCACCGAGGCATGCGCCCCGTCGGGCGCGGCCGTATCAGCATGACCACCAGCGAAGGCACCAGCCGATACGGCTGGAGCCGCATGATCCGCCAATACCAATACGGCCAGCAACAACACCGCAGACTCACACCAGAAGGCATCTACAGCTTCAACCTGCCCCGCGAACAGACCATCGAACTTTTGAAGCGTGAAGGCTACATCCTCCCCGACAACTGGCGGGGACGGGTGCCCGACCTGCGCCGCAGCCAATGGCTCCACAACAACGAATGGAGGCAGGGACGCCACGAGGAGCTGACCGCCGCACAGAAACGCCTGGAGAACGCGAGACTCCGATACGAGGCCGCATTGGACGGCCGCAACCCGTACCAGCCGGGCGTGCCTGTCACGCCGGACGTGCTGGCCAAGGCGGAGAACTCGTACCGCAGATGGCTCGCCAGCAACGGCGAGGTCCACACCAAATGAAAGGAAACACCATGTCCGAAGGACAACAGCAGGATCCGAACACCGGCGATCCGAACACGCAGGAGCCGCCCGTCGACTGGCACGACAAGTTCCTCGGCCAGAAGAAGGTCAACGGTGATCTCGAGGCGAAGCTCAAGGCCGCCTACGAGAAGGCCGACCGCGTCGACGACCTCGAGAAGCAGGTCGCCGAATGGCAGAAGCGCGGCGAGGAATTCGACGCCGCCCAGGCCACCATCGCCGGACTGCAGAAACGCGTCCTCCAGGCCAACGTCACCGCAGCCGCCACCGGCAGGCTCATCGACCCCGGCGACGCCCTGAAACTCATCGACTTCTCCGACCTGACCGCAGACGATCAGGGCGGATACGACCAGCAGGCCATCAGCGACAAGATCGACGCCCTGGTCTCGGCACACCCGTATCTCGCGCAAGGCGGGAACAAGGCTGGCCTGAACGGAATCATCCCGCCGTCAGGCGCCCGCGATGGAGATCATTCCGCGGGACAGCTCACCAGGGACGACCTGAAGAACATGACCTCAAGGCAGATCGAGGAGGCGCGCCGCAAGGGCCGCCTGGATGACCTGCTCGCAGGCCGCCAGAACAAGTAAGGAGGCCAGCAATGGCAATCACCAATTTCATTCCCGAGGTCTGGTCCGCCAGCATCCTCGAAGCCCTGCGCGCGAAGCTCGTCTTCCCGAGCCTGTGCAACCGCGATTATGAGGGCCAAATCCGCGAGGCCGGCGACACCGTCCACATCACCGGATACGACGACGTGACCGTGAAGAAGTACACCCGCGGCACCAACATCACCGTCGACGCAGTAACCGATGCGAACAAGGGCACGCTCACCATCGACCAGTCCGACTACTTCGCCTTCAAGGTCAACGACCTCGACAAGGTGCAGGCGAAGGCTGACCTGACCGGCAACTTCACGAACTCCGCCGCCTACAACATGGCCTTGAACGTCGAGAAGTACATTTCCGGCCTGATGGACAAGGCGGCCACGGCTCCGGCGAAGACCATTTCTGTCACCACTCCGTCCGACGCGTATCTTGCGGTCGTCGAAGCACGTAAGCAGCTCGACAAGCAGAACGTGCCGACCGAGGGACGCTGGATCGTCGTCAGCCCCGACTTCTACGCGCTCCTGCTGCAGGATTCCCGCTTCATCGAAGGCACCGAGGCTGGCCACAACACGCTGCTCAATGGCGTGGTCGGCTCCGTCAGCGGTTTCACGGTCGTGGAATCCAACAATGTTCCGACCGTGTCCGGCAAGCCGTCCAAGCAGTCCATCATCGCCGGCACCAACGCGGCCACCACCTTCGCCCAGCAGGTCAACAAGGTAGAGGCAATGCGCATGCAGGACGACTTCGCGGACATGGTCCGCGGACTTGACCTGTACGGCGGCCTAGTGGTCCGCCCCGAATGCCTGACCAAGGTCGTGCTGACCCTCGGCGACGCAGCCTGAGCCATCGATGATCGGAGGCTGAAATGACCGCACTGGCCACACTGGCCGATCTGGAGAGCTACGGAATCGACGTGACCGACGAACAGGCCGCGTCAAGCCTGCTCGACTCGGTCTCCGACGCCGTCCGCTCGGCCGCCGGCTGTCCGATTACTTTCGGCGAGTGGACCGTCGACATCCCCGGAGAGCAGTCCAGGAAACTCGACCTGCCCTGCAGGGCCGTCAGAAGCGTGTCCAAGGTGCTCGTTGACGGCAAGCCCGTAGACGATTGGAGGCTCCTCGGATCCTCGCTCTACCGCGAAGAACCGTGGAGCCCATTCGGACGCATCCCGTCGGTCGTGACAGTCACCTTCACCGGCGGCTGGAAGCCGATACCCGCCGACATCGTCAGACTCGTCTGCTCGTACACCGCGGCCGGACTTCACCAGCTCGAGGACGGCGGCCCCGGCGCCCACGTCGGCGTCAGCTACGAGCGCGTCGACGACGCGCAGGTCGGCTACGCGCAATCCGACGAGACGCAGATCGACGTGACCGAACTGCCCGAATCGACCAAGCGCAGCCTGCGCAACCGCTTCGGCGCCAACGTCACCTCTATAGGAGTGTTCCGATGAGACTCAGCGCATCCTTCCTCGCCAAGGCCAGAGCCAACGCGGAAGACCTCATGACCGACCAGTGCGTCGTCACCAGACCCGGAGACACCACCACCGATCCGGAAACCGGACTGCCGAACACCGGCACGGAGAAAGTGTATGAAGGCCGCTGCAAGGTGCAGACCAGCGGCGGCCTCGCCAGCGAACAGACCGAAGGCAGCGCCGCACAGAACATGGGAGCCGTGAGCCTCGTCTGGTCGCTGTACATGCACTTTCCCTTCGGCACCGACGGCCTGCGCGCCGGAGACGTCGCGGAGATCACCGAATCCGCCAACCCATTGCTCAAAGGCAGACGGCTCCGCCTCGTCTCCCCGCAATCCGAGAAAAGCCACGCCACCGCCTGCCGGTGGAACGCCAAGGAGGACGCATGACCATCGACGCAAGCCAACTCGAAGCGTTCGGCGCCCAGCTCACGGCCAACACCCTCGCACGACGCGCGCTCATCTCCGCCGCCGTCAAAAAAGGCGCCCAGAACGTCAAACGCGACATCGAAGCCGACCTGCGCACATCCACCACCAAGGCATTCCGACGCATCCCCATCCGCTACACGATGCAGACCGTCGGAGCCACAGGCATCGCCGCCGACATCAGCCCCACCAAAGGCGGACCCGGCAGCCTAGCCAACATAGCCTTCTTCGGCACCGCCAAAGGCGGAGGCACCCACAGCTTCTACGAACACGCCGAGGACGAGCTCCCGGCGCTCGCGGAACAGGTCGCCAGGGTGGCGGGGGAGGTGGTCTGAAATGGCGTCGATCATGACATTGACCGACACGATCCTCGAGCACATCCCACAGCCCGCCGACGGGTGGACGGTGTACCGGCAGACCTCGCCGAAGCCGACCGACAAGCCGCCGTGGATCATCGAGACCGTGACCACCAACGGCCACGTGGTCGGCGAGACGCAACGCCTGCAGGGCGGCATCGGCACGTTGCAGGTACGCGTCGTGAGCACCACGGCAGACTCCGTCAACGTGATGGTCGACGACCTCATGATCCCCGCGCTGACCGGGAAACGGTTCGTCGCCAAGGGCTTCGACACCGGCTGCCTGACCCTGTTCTCCGACTCCGGCGCCTACGCGGCCGGACTGACCGCCGAGGAGACGGCGCTCCTCTACCAGTGCCGCCTGCTCACCTACAAATTCAACTGGTCACGCATGTGACCGAAACCAATGTTTCCAACCCCTTTCGGCGCAAGCCGCGAGGGGTTTCGTCTTAAGGAGCGAAATATGGTCCTCAATCTGGGAACCGAGATCCCGTCCACGCCAGCGGACGGCAAGGTCAACACCATCTGGGTGCCGACCATCAAGGACATCAACCATCCGACCGCCGCCGAGATCAGCAACGGCACCGACCTGAGCAACTACGTGACCCTGGGCGGCTGGAGCTGCAGTCCGTCGCAGGATACGATCAGCGACCAGCGCGAGAACAGCTCGATGGATTACGAGAACCCCGGCCGCAAGAAGATCAGCGGCCCGTCCGTCGAGGTCATTGACAACACCAACACCGAGCACGCCAACCAGAACGCCGCCATGGACACCCTCAAGGAGGGCGCGGAAGGCTACTTCGTCCGCCGATACGGCAAGGACACCGACCGCACCTTCGTCGCCGGCGACATCGTCAACGTCTACAGCGTGCGCATCGGCATGAGCGCCAAGGACGCGATCGCCGCGAACACCGTGCTCCGCAGCAAGGTCAACTTCACCGTCAAGGCCCCAGGCTGGGCCGAGAACGTGAAGGTCGCCTGAACCGATTCTTCCCGCGCCGGACTTTTCGTCCCTTTCACCGGCGCGGGAACCCCACAAAACCACCGCAAGGGACGCCACAGGACTTTTCAGCGCAAAGGAACGAACCATGCTCAAAGTGACCCGCAAGACCAAGACCGTCGAAATCATCCTCGACCAGGAACTCGCCGAACGCATCGCCGCGCTCGGAGACCAGCTCGCCCGAGAACTGACCGCCGAACAGGTCACCGAGGCCGGAACCAACACCGCGGCAAAACGCACCGCGAAACGCATCGAAGAACTCAAAGAACAAGCCAAAGACAGCACACTCATCCTGACCCTGCGCGCCATGCCGGTCAGCAAGTGGGCGCAGACGCTCGCCGCGAACACCGTCACCGCCGGCAACGCCGCGGGCACGCGCGACATGTTCGGCACAGCCGCCGATGCCCTGCCGCAGATGCTCGAATCCGCCACCATCGGAGGCAAGTCCGCGGATCCCGCCGACCTCACCAAGGACGCGCTCCGTGACCTCTTCGACCAGCTCACCGACGGCCAATTCACGCCGCTCTGGCAGGCCATCGCCGAACTCAACGGGACGGCCGCCGACCCAAAAGCAGCGTTCGACCTAGCCTCGAAAGTTCTCCACAGCTAGTCCGAGACCTCAAAACCTGCCGCCAGCTCGGCATCAGCTACAAGCGCTTCCTGGGTTGGGAGCCCACATACGAGACCATCCGTGACAGTCACCGCCGCATCATCGGCTACCGTGCGGAGATGGAATGGGACGAGACGGAGCGCGAATGGATGCGCGCGCTCGAAGAATACGATTCATCGCTGTGCCCATTGTGCGGCCTGCCGCGAAGCGTCTGCCAGTCACCGGACGCAGAATTCGGACTGCATGCCGACGTGAGCATCTGTTGGGTCACCGCTCACATGCAGGAATCGATGCGCCAATGGCAGGACTCGAACAAGACCAGCCCGGCGCGCAACGCGCTGGTGGCGCACCTCACCGACTGAACATCTCAAGGAGGATGAATGGCTGCGAATCAGAACATCGTCATCCGACTGATGGCCGACACCGCCTCCTACGAGGCAAGCATGACCCGCGCCGGCAGCACCGCCAGGAGCGTCGCGGCCGGCGTGGAGAACACCGGACGCAAGAGCGCGCTCATCACCAGCGGCCTCACCGCCGCCGGACTCGCCGCCGCCGCCTTCGGCGTCGCATCCATCAAGATGGCAGCCGACTTCGACCAGCAGATGAGCACCGTGCAGGCCAACACCGGAGCCACCGGAGCTGAACTCGACCAACTCCGCCAAGCCGCCATCGAAGCAGGCGCAAGCACCGTCTACTCCGCCAGCGAATCAGCCGACGCGATCAACGACCTCGGCAAGGCCGGCATGAGCGTCACCGACATACTCTCCGGCGGCCTGACAGGAGCCCTCAACCTCGCCGCCTCGGACGGCATGGCCGTGGGCGACGCCGCAGAATACATGGCCAACGCATTGTCGATGTTCCACCTGTCCGGCAGCCAGGCTTCGCAGATCGCCGACACGCTCGCCGCCGGCGCTGGCAAGGCAGTCGGCAACGTCAGCGACTTCGGAGAAGCGCTCAACAACTGCGGCGCGCAGGCCAACAGCTTCGGCATGAGCATCCAGGAGACCACTGGTGTCCTCAGCCTCTTCGCCCAGAACGGCACCATCGGCGCCGAAGCCGGCACACAATTGAACAGCATGCTCATGAAGCTCGCCGCGCCATCCAACGACGCGGCAGCCACCATGAAGGAGCTCGGCATCAGCGCATACGACGCTTCCGGCAACTTCGTCGGCATGGCCAACTTCGCCGGACAGCTGCAAAAAGCCGAGAAAAACCTCACGCAGGAACAGCGCAACCAGGCGAATGCGACAATTTTCGGCAGCTACGCCATCAAGGCCGCCAACTACCTCTACGACGCCGGAGAGAAAGGCGTCAGGAACTGGACCAAGGCGGTATCCGAAAGCGGATACGCAGCCGAACAGGCAGCGGCAAAGAACAACAACCTCAAAGGCGACCTCGAAAACCTCTCCGGCAGCATGGAATCGCTCATGATCTCCATCGGCGAAGGCGCGCAAGGGCCGCTCCGCAAACTCGTCCAGGGGCTTGACACCCTCGTGGACTCCTTCGCCAGCCTTCCGGCCGGCGCGCAGCAGACCATCATCGTCATGGCCGCTCTCGGCGGTGTGCTCGGCGGCGTCCACAAGGCCGCAAGCAATCTCAACGGCAGCACCAGTACCATGGCTAACAACATCGGCCTGGCCATCGACCCGATCCAACGCGTCAAGACCGCGCTCGGCTCCGCACAGACCGCCTTCGAAATGTTCCGCGCGAGCGGCCTGAGCGCGCAGGAGCAGATGGAGGCGTTCGGCACGAGCGCCAGCAGAGCCGAACTGAAAACCGCCGGATTCAAAGCCGCCGGCAGTAGCGTCATGAGTCTGCTCGGCGGACCGTGGGGCATCGCCCTCACCGTCGCCGGAGTGGCGCTCACCTCATTTATTGAGCGCCAGCAGAAGGCCAAGGAGGCCACCGAACAGCTCCAGTCCGCGCTTGAATCAGGCAGTGACGTCCGTAGCACCATCGCCGACTCCTACCAGAAGATGAACTTCGCCGGAGCCGACATGACGCATTGGATGGGCGAGGCAAAGGTCAGCCTGACCGACATGACCAGCGCAGCCATGGGCAACAAGGACGCGACCGACAAGGTCAACGCCGCGTTGAAGGAATACGGCAAGCAGGGCCATTCGCAGATGGCTGTCGCGCAGAAGATGCGCGACAGCATCAAGGACGAAGCCAAGGCATACGACGAAGCCAAGGAACAGACCAAGCAGAAGGCCGCAGCCACCAAGAACGCCGTGGACGCCGACGGCAACGCATCGAAGGCCGCCAAGGACACCTCCAGCGCGAACAAGGACCTCGGAAGCAGCGCCAAGGACGCGGCCGAGGAAATCGACGGACTCGTCAAATCGCTCTTCGGCCTAGAATCCAACAACCTGACCGCCGACGAGGCCGTGGACCAGCTCAACCAGAAGATTGGAGAGCTGTCGGACACCTGCAAGGATAATGGTGTCGTTTTCAACGAGAACGGCGACCTGCTCGACCGATTCAGCGAGAAGGGCACAAAGACCAGGCAGGCCTTGGAGGATATCGCCAGCAGCGCGCAGAACGCTGCGGAGAAGATACTCAAGCAGGGTGAGAACACCAACTTCACCGGAGGTGAGATCGAACGCGCCAACGGCGTCCTGCAGGATGCGCGCGAAGCCCTCATAAGGCAGGCCGAAGCTTCTGGCATGGGTGAACAGGCCGCTAACGCTTTGGCGGACCGGTGGGGTCTGAGTTCCGACAGCATCAAAGCGGCGATCGACAACATCAAGAAGACCGCCGAAGGCAAGAAGGCTAAGCTCGACGTGGACGACTCCAAAGCCAAGAAGAAGACCAAGACCGCCGAGACGAACGTCGACAAATTCAACAAGAAGATCGCGAAAGCCAAGCTCGAAGCCAACGACAAGAAGGCCACGGACAGCGCCAAGAAGGCGCGGAAGATGATGGACGACTTCGGCAAGAAGCACGTCAAAGCCACGCTGGACGCGAAGGACAACGCGACCAAGAAGACCAAGACCGCATCGTCGAACGTCGGCAAGCTCAACGGCAAGAAGGCCACGGCCAAGCTCGACGCCAAAGACAACGCCACACCGAAGGTCAACAAGGCCAACTCGAAGAAGCTGACCAACAAGCGCAACACCTTGGACTCCACGGACAAGGCCACGCCGAAGACGAACGCCGCGAACGCGAAGAAGCTGACCAACAAGCGCAACACGCTCGATTCGACCGACAAGGCCGGACCGAAGGTCGACGCCGTCAACCGCAAGAAGCTGAAAGACAAGAAGAGCACCGCCTCGGTCAACGACCAGGCGACACCGGTGCTCCGCTCCATCAACAACTTCAAAATCGCGGACAAGACCTTCACCGTCACGGAGAAGACGAAGAAGGAGGGTGGCTATACCGGTGGAATGTTTACAGACGGCACCTTCCAGCGGTTCGCCGGAGGTGGCACGTTCACCGGCTACGTCGACCCAGCGTGGGCGGCCGGCAATTCGCTTAGCGATAGCGTGCAATTGCTCAACGCGCGTCTCGCCAGCGGCGAATACGTCCAAAACGCCGCTGCCACGACTTATTACGGCGTGGAGAACATGCGCCTGCTCAACGAGCGGAAAATCCCCCGCGAAGCGTTCTCGACAAGCCGGAACCTGCCGGACGTTTCCGTGCAGGTGGATACACGTGCTGTCGTTGCCGCGATAACAAGTCTGCACAATGATCTTGGCGCGATCATCTCCACTGCTGCAGGAGATTCGACAATGAGCGACCGTGACTTGGGGAGGTTGATCCGCAGATATGCGCGAGCTTAGATACACGTCGCATGACGGCACGGTCATCGACCTCAACACCGATAGTCTGTGGGTGGCCGACCTGCAGGAGATGCGAGGATACGCATGGACGTACACTTTGGCCACTCGCGGCATCAAATCGGTGAGCCGGAACGCTTCGACGGCGAAAATGACCGTCCGCACCACGGATCCGTCAAGATTGGACGTGGCGCAGACGGCTTTCGATTCGGACGTGCAGGCGGTTACGCCAGGCATGTTGACTGTCGATGGCGAATGGTTCCAGCGGGCGTATGTCGTCGGTTCTTCGCTCGGTCTCGTGCCTTGGCCGGAATACGCGCAAGTCGATTACACGATTGTCCTTTGCGATGGCGTCTGGCGTCGCGCGCTGCCGGTGCAGCATTTCTTCCTGATGGCGGCAGGCACCGGTTCGCAGATTGACCTTCCACTGGATTTGCCGACCGATTTGGCTCCGTCGAAAATCGCTTTGACGGTGAATAATCCGACCGGCAAGGCCGCCGAGTTCACTGCGGTCATTTTCGGCCCTTGCGTCAATCCGTCTTTTCGCATCGGCGACAACACTTACGCGGTTGATGTGACGGTGCCGGAAGGCGGTCATGTGTCGCTGTCGGCCACCGGATTGCGGAAGACGATAACGTTGACAGCTGAAAACGGCGACGTTTCGAATGTCTTCGACAAGGGCGTTCGTGGCAACGGCAGCGGCAGCGGCTCATACGTTTTCGAGCCGATACCGGCCGGAGATTCGCTGTTGACGGTTTCCGGCAATTATGGCATCGATTTGACCATGTTCGACGTTTCTGGAGGTGTGCCTTGGCTGACGTTATCCTCGCCGACGGCAAGCTGACGCCACATGCGAGCATATCGCAGGTGACGTTGGATTGGGCTTGCAGCACAGACGAAAACGACTTCGAATTGACCATCGATGACGCACTCGCGCCGAACGTTTCGCAAGGCTGGTATTTTTGGATTGATGGAAGCGACGTGGGAGGACGAATAGTCGATCGTCGTGTGTCTGTCGTCGGAGGAACGTCTACGACAACCTGGATAGGTCAATCGTGGACCGGAATGCTGGCGGCGAAGATCCTCCAACCTGATTCGGGACAGGATTATCTCACGGTGTCAGGCAAACTGCCGGACATACTGACCGGGCTGGTGAAGCGTATTGGCTTGGATGGTGTGTTCACCGTCCAATCGGATGATTCCTCGACTGTCACCAATTGGCGTTTCGAGAATCCACGCTACGTGGACGCCTACACAGGATTCCGCAATCTGCTCGCATCCTGCGGCAGACGCCTCGACTTCCAAGCTAAGGACAATCACATTCTGCTTGGCATCACGCCGGTCGGCATCATCGACAACACGATCGATTCCGACTTGGTGGATTTCAAGGCCGAAACCAACCGTCGCGCGGTGAATCATCTTATCGGCCTTGGCTCTCAGGAGCTCAAGGATCGTCTGGTGGTCAATTATTTCGCCGATGCAGCCGGTGCGGTGAGTCAGACGCAGACACTCGTTGGCGCCGATGAGGTGTGCGCCACATACGACTATTCCAACGCGGATTTGTCCACGCTGCAATCCGAGACGAAGAAGCATCTGCAGGAGCTGCAGACCGGTGGTTCGGTCGAGGTGACGTTGTCCGATGAGGTCGGCGATGGTCTGCGCGTGGATGACAAGATTGTTGCGACGGATCAGGCTTCCGGTGTCAACGTCACCGCCGTGGTGACGAAGCGGATCGTGAAAATCGATTCCGGGATTTTGGCTTCGACGTTCGAGGTCGGACTGCCGGTGCGGTCGGCGAATGCGAACTATTCCGGTTCTTCCTCTTCGGCTTCCGGTGGTTCGACTGGTGGTGGCGTGTCTTTGACGGCTGGCCGTGGCCTGTCGATTTCAGGCGGCACGATCAACGCGGAGGTCGCTTCCGAGGATTTGGATTCCGTCAGGCAGGTTGCCGAGTCGGCGAACAAGACGGCTTCCGATTACGCGGCACAGATTGGAGCGGCGAACAAGACCGCCGAAGATGCGAAGACCGTTGCGGATGCGGCGAAGAGTGTGGCCGACAGTGCGAAGTCGGGCATGATGACCGATGGCGAGCGGTCGAAGCTCGCTTCGGTCGAACGGGGCGCGAACGCCTACACGCTGCCGAAGGCGTCCACGGACGTGTTGGGCGGCGTGAAAGTGGACGGTTCCTCGATCGTGAGCGTGGACGGCGTCATCAGCGCGCATGTCGGCGACGGCGTTTCCGGGAAGGTCGCGTTCCCGGTCGGCTATGTGGTGATGAACACGACCGGCATCGACCCTTCCGTTGATTTCGGCGGGACTTGGCGGCGGTTGCCTTCGCTTGGTTGTTCCATGTTTGAAAGGATTGGATAGTGAAATCTGACGGTTACGTGAAGTACGTGTGCGACAAGTGCGGCAAGACCGCGTATGTCGCAGCTGGCGATACGGAGGCGCGTGAATGGTTCACCGTGCGCCGGTATTCCGCTGGCAAGGCGACCCGCATCGCGGATGATGTGACGCCCGACATCTACGAATTGTGCTCCCAGTGCAATGCGTCTTTCATGGCGTTCATGCAGAAGGACGACGCTTCTTTTGAAGCATGGTTGAAGGAGGGTGAACAGTGACCATCGAACTTGTTGACGGCAAGGCCGGTACGGCTCATATTTCGAGCGGGGACAAGGCGATCATCCATCAGGCCAAGTTTTCGAAGTCCGACGTGGTGTTCGACTGGGGCGACGCGTTCAAGTGTTCGATGAGTTCGTCCAACAGGGCGACGATCGGCACCGGCTGCGCGTCGATTCAAGGCTTGGACTGGCATATCACGGCGGCGGAATCCGTGACGATCTCCAACGGGTCGCAGGGCATGAAACGCAACGACATCATCTGCGCGCATTACCATCGAGATGCCAAGACCGGTAATGAGCTGGTGAACTTGACCGTGTTGAAGGGCACGCCGGACGCGACGACCGCCGCCGACCCGACCATTCCGTCAGGGAAGATACTGTCCGGCGCGGTTGACGCGTACATGCCGTTGTGGCGTATCCCGCTCGACGGCATCACGGTCGGCACGCCGGTGCGCCTGTTCACGCCGAGGTGTGCTTTGTGGGATTCCGTAACCCTCACCAAGGCGAATCCGAACTGGAACGTAGATTACCGCACAGCGCTGGTAGGCAAGATGCTGATCGTCGCATTTCACGCCATGCGCCTCAACTCCGACTGGAATGCGGCGAAGGAGTGGGAGGTATCCCAGCTTTTCACACTCCCAACCGGCTTGGAGGCGGCTTTCGAGGTGCATTGCGCCGCCGTGTCCAATTCCAGCGTCGGGCTGCATGGCGTCGAAGTGCAGGCCGCGGGCAACGCCATCGCATTGCGTTCGTCGGCGAAGATGACGATCGGCAAGGGCGGATGGGTCGAGGGCTGCATCACAGTGCCGCTCGCCTAGGCGAATGTCACGCCATCTGGCACGGGGATAATCTTCGGGAAGCATTGGATGACATCGGTTGGCCCTACACCGCCGATGAGGGCCACCGACCCGTCCGTGTTCCAAGTCGCCTGTTTTCCGTACGCGATGCCGGCCACATTCGCGACGCACCCCAAACCGACCGCTTTGGAGGGTTTCACGCCCGATTTGAACATCCAGACGGTGAAGTTGCCGATGTTCACGGTGCTTCGGAACGATGACAGGTCAACGAAGATCAGACCATCCCTGACCTTGATGGTGTTCGAAGCGCTGTAAGTCGCCGGAACGAACGAGCCGGTGGACTGCCATTGTAATTGGCACGTCTGGATTACGGAAAGCTATGCGTCATGAGATTGGATAGCAGAGCGAGCCGACGCATCCTTGGTTGCTGCCTGCGGCTCCCATATTCGCGCACCTGATGGTGCCGTTCGGATTGGCGACAAGCATTCGTGCCGTCTGCCCGTTGGACACGCATACCATTGCGTTGACTTCGACGGGCGGGCGCAGTTCGACCGGCAGCACGTAGTCGCATTGCACCGCATCCCAACTGCCGCTCGTGAACGAACCAGCGTATTTGATAAGCATCATCATGCCAGTACGGATGACCGTGAAGCCCTTCGCATTGTACAGGGTTACGGAAAGCTATTCAGCAGGTCAACACCAGTCGTTGCCATGCTCGCTGCATGTCCTTGAGGACGCTCAGATCAGGCTTCAAATAATACCTTGCGGTGGTCTGGATGTCGGAGTGTCCGAGCTGTCGTGCGACCACGCTGATGTCGGTGCCAGCCTTGATTGCCAGCGTGCCGAACGTGTGACGCAGGTTGCGTGGCGGAACGCAGGGGAGTTTCATACGCCGGCACCATGCCATGTAGTGTGACGCGACCTGATTCGCGTTCAGGCTTCCGACCAGGCGTCCGCTCCTGCCGCGCTTCAACTGTGCGAGCCTTTTGACGGCGAACCGGGGAAGCGCCACGGTCCGACGGCTCTGATCGGTCTTCGGGTCGGTGACCGTCTCATGGCCGGCGACCCATTGCACTGATCTCTTGACGGTGACCGTTCCTCGCTTCAAGTCCAGGTCCGTCCATTCGATGCCGACCGACTCGCATCGGCGTAATCCGGCACAGACGGAGACCAACAGCCACGCCTCCAACGCGTGGCCATAGAAGCCCTTCAGCAGCCGACGCACCTGACGCGCGTCCAACACCCGCGGCTCGTAGCGGCGGAGATGCGGCAAACGGATCTCCCTTCTGGTCACATCATTGTCCGTGACGCCACGCCGGTAGGCGAGACGGAGTATCGCACGCAGCACGGCCCACGCCTTGCGTGCGGCGCCGGCCTGACTGAACGAGCCAAGCCACTCCTCGATGCCGTTTGCGGTGATCGACTCCATGTCGACGCCAGCCCATCGCGTTTGGATGTGGCAGCGGTATGCCGACTCGTAGCCCACTCTCGTGCATTCGCGGAGCTTCCCGCAGGATGGCCACCAAACATCATCCACGAACGTTCCCAACAACATTTCTCACACCTTTCATTTTTGCGAAAACCCACAGTTGGCATCGTTACTGCAACACGGTCCGGACTGTGGGTTTTCCACCCGTTTTTCAAACTGTTCTAAAGGAGGACACGGATGACACAAGTCAAATTCAACCTGGGAAAACTCGACACAAGCGGAGTAGTGGACCTCGCCAACGACCCGATCAGCATCACGCCGACCAACCGGTTCACCGACGCCGACAAGAAAATCATTGTCAACGAGTCAATCGAAACCAACCTCGACACGCACGGCACCACGACCGTCAACCTGCCGCCGACCGGCACCGGCTGGGCCTACACCCTGCACGTCGGCGCGAACGGCAGCCGCCACGAATTCGCCGTCACCTTCGACGTGCCGGACACCACCAACACACTCAACTTCGCCGACCTCGTGACCGTCGACCCAACAACCCTCACACCAACCACCACCGGCAGTCCGCTGGCTGACATCGACCAGTCCGACATCGACTGGGCGTTGGCCGCCATCCGCAACTGAGAAAGGACAGAAAATGGCAAATCCGGACAAGTTCATCCGCCTGCGCGATTTCGCGAAGATCATGCGCGCCCTGCGCGAGACCGACGTGGACGGCACGACCTTCCATTACGACGAATCGAAGCACGAATACGCGAATGTCAAGGAGTTCTACAGTCAGCACCGTTCCGGCCGCATCTACGGCGTGCAGTTCCCGCGCTACTCCTTCTCCCATGTGCCCACGGGCGTGAAGACCCACGACAACGCCAACCTGTCCGTGACGGTATCCACTGCCGCGAACGCCGGCCGCGACGACTACGCCTACCTCAACGCCTTCCAATGGCGCGACGTGAACGCCACCGTGGACGATTCCGGCGTGCCGCACATCACCGCCATCGAGGGCGACAGCCGATTCCGCCGCGATGGATCCAACGGCGATGTTTTCGTCATGGTCGCGCCCGGATATTTCCGCATCGACGGAGACGACAACCACATCGAATTGCTTTACAGCGACGAGCAGTACGACGGCTTCGAACCGATGCCGGGCCTGCTCCTGCCGGACGGCACCGAACGTCCCTGCCTGCTCTACGCGAAATACGGCGCGAGCCTGTCCGGCGGCATTCCGCGCTCCTGGAGCGGACAGAAGATAGATGCCGGCTTCGGCTGCCAGAACGACCAGATCACCCTCGCCCAGAAGAAAGGCAAGGGATACGCCGGCCAATGCCAGCCAGACGTCTTCTACTTCCAGCTCATGCTCATGCTGAAATTCGCCACCAAGGACATGGAGACCGCGCTCGGCGGATGCTTCGAGAACTACACCGCACAGGGCGCCGTCACCAAGGCCGAATCCAACGCCAAACGCGTCATCATCGCCAAGGACACCGCCGACAACATCCTCATCGGATCCACCATCAACATCGGCACCGACAAGGAACGCAACAACAGCGGCAACCACTCCGTGGCCGAGGCCCGCACCGTCCTGTCCAAGACCACCATCGACGCGACGAACGTGGCGCTCAACATCGACGGCGCCGCCATCACCACCACGACCACCACCTTCGTCAGCACCATGCCGTGGAAGACCGGCGCCACCGACTCCATCCGCGGCAGGGGAGACGGACGCCCGCAGACCGACCGCGCCGGATGGCAGCCGGTGCGTCTGCAGGGCATCGAACGCGGCAACGGCATCTACGAGGTCGACGCGGACGCCATCGTCAACGCCTACCTCGACGCGGACGGTGTCGGCCACGACGCCCTCTACCTCGTGCACGACATCACCAAGGCATCCAAGACCAGCACCGACAACTATGCGCTCATCGGCGAATTCCCGACCCGCGACAGGACCAACGACTCGAGTTCGCGCTTCGCCGAGGACTTCAATGTCGTCGACGGGCGCGTGTTCCTGCCGACCGGCATCGGCGCCACCTCCAGCACCGGCCTCACCGACGCCGTCTACGCCAATCCGGTCCAGGCGCAGGGACTCCGCCAGGTGCGCCGGTTCGGCAGCCTCTGGGATGGCTCGGGCTGCGGCGCGTTCCGCGCGGACCTGAACGGGGACCTGACGGGCCGCTGGTGGAACTTCGGCGGCCGCCTATCCGCGCTCGGCCGCTCGAAGGCATGAGCCGAGAGCGGTGAGGGGTGAGCGCAGCGAGGGGGCGCAAGCCCCCTCATCATCCCGCTGAAAAACACATGGGACTCGGAGTGGCGCGCCTACCGTCCTTCGCGTCGTGCACCGGTTCGGCAACCTCAGGGATGGCTCGAACTGCGGCGCGTTCCACGCGAACCTGAACAGGGACCTGACGAACCGCAGGTGGAACATCGGCGGCCGCATACCTGGACAATCCTGTCGAAAACATCAGAACACTCCGATTACCGTCGGCCTCGATCTGGGCCAGACGGCACGCCACGGCCAGATCCGAAAATGCAACACGAGCACGCGGCCGGTAGATGAACCCCGCCGGCACCATCGACAGCCGCGCAAAGTCCAGATAGGAACAGCTCATTGAAAACCTACTGCCGCCACACGCATTGCGGCACACCGGCCTTCGTCAGGAAGGCCATAGACCATTACCTGCAAGGCAAAACATCAAGACGTGACGTCACGAGATTCCTGGAACACCACCCAGACCTCGACGGTCTCGCCGTCAAGCTCGCCGGCCAGATCAGGACCGGCGGATTCGATCATCCACGTATCCGATACTTCAACCGCATCGAACCGATTTCCGGCAAGCACCGCGTCATCGGCCGCGAGGCCGTCGAACAGCAGATCCTCGACCACGTCGCGGTCATCGCCCTCATGCCACTTTTCGAAGCGAAGATAGGACGATGGCAGACCGCGAGCATCCCGGACCGCGGTACCAACGACGCACGACGCGCCATCCGCAAATGGATCCGCGAACCCTCGAGCAAAGTCTTCATTAAACTCGACGTGCGCAAATGCTATCCGTCGATCGACAGGACGACGCTCAAGGCGATGCTCTTCCGCGACGTCGGCGACATGACGCTCCTGCGCCTCGTCTTCCACCTCATCGACTCCTATGACGGCGATAACGGCCTGAACATCGGCAGTTACCTCAGTCAATACTTGGCGAACTATTATCTGTCGGCCATCTGGCATTTCTGCGAGTACGGACTCACCAAAACCAGATGTCACAGGGACGGCACCACCACGCAGAGAAGGCTCGTCACACACGTCCTTTTCTACATGGACGACATCCTGCTGTTTGGGAAAAGCAAGCGTGACCTGTCGATCGCGGCAAGGCGCATCACCGCCTTCGCGCACGACCGGCTCAAGCTCGACATGCACCCGGAATGGAACGTCAAACATGTCGGCATCGAACCCATCGACATGGTCGGCTACACGTTCCGGCCCGGCCGGACGAACATCAGACCCGGCATATTCCTGCGCGCCGGA